TCATAATAGCAGAGGGATGTCTAAATCTTTTACTACGGGTATTTATGCTGCGTTAGATGCCTTATTAAATCAAGGAGTAGAAATCGGTATTCTTTCTAAATCATTTCGACAAGCCAAAATGATCTTCAAAAAGATTGAGGACATCGCAGCAAAACCAGAAGCAGCCTTTTTTAAGCAATGCATTACTAAAGTTTCTAAAAGTAATGATGAATGGCTGATGGAGATTGGCAGAAGTCGTATTAGAGCATTACCTTTAGGCGATGGTGAAAAGCTGCGTGGTTTTCGTTTTCAAAGAATCATTATTGATGAGTTCTTGTTGATGCCAGAAAGAATTTACAATGAGGTTATTGTTCCATTTTTGTCTGTAGTAGAAAATCCAACTCAACGTCAGGAGCTGTATGGACTAGAAACAATGCTTATTGAGCAAGGTAAAATGAAAGAAGAAGAAAGGTATATTTGGCCAAATAACAAATTAATAGCTTTGTCTTCCGCATCTTATAAGTTCGAATATTTATACAAACTTTACAATCAGTTTGATTTTTTAATTACTCAAGAAAACGAAAAAGATAAAGCGACTAGATGTATTATGCAGTTTAGTTATGATTGTGCTCCAAGTCAGCTTTATGATCAAAACCTTGTTAATCAAGCTAAAGCTACAATGAGTCAGTCACAGTTTGATAGAGAGTTTGGAGCAGTGTTTACAGATGATAGTTCAGGTTATTTTAAGACTAGCAAAATGGCAGACTGCACTATTCAAGACGGAGATTTGCCGTGTGTAGAAGTTCAAGGTGACCCTTCTGCAGATTACATATTAGCTTTTGACCCTTCTTGGTCACAAACAGAAAGTTCAGATGATTTTGCGATACAGATATTAAAGCTGCATTCAGAAAACGAAAAATGTACTCTTGTTCACAGCTACGCTTTGTCTGGGACATCTTTAAAACATCACATTAATTACTTTTTATACTGTTTAGATAATTTTAATATTGTTGCGATAGTCGGAGACTATAATGGAGGGGTTCAGTTTTTGCAGTCTTGTAATGAAAGTGAAGCATTTCAATCTAGAAAATTAAAATTAAAAACTATTGATATATCTTTTGAAAATCCAGAAGAATATAAAAATGACCTGAGAATGTTCAAAATTGAATACAATAAAAGTGATAATAAAATAGTTTATTTGAGGAAGCCTACCAGCAAATGGATTAGACAAGCAAACGAACTGCTTCAATCTAATTTTGATCACAGAAGGTTGTTTTTTGCTTCTAGAGCTATTGACGAATCTTATAGTCAGCAGAAAAAGAAAAGTATACCTATAGAAGATTTAAAATTTTTAAGGTCTACTGAAGAAACAAAACAAAGTCCCGCAGCCAAAATGATCGATTTTATAGAACATCAATCTGATATGATCGACTTAACTAAGAATGAATGTGCTTTGATACAAATTACCACAACTTCTCAAGGAACCCAAACATTTGATTTGCCTCCAAACTTGAGAAGACAGTCAGGCCCAGATAAAGCCAGAAAAGACTCATATTCCGCTTTAGTATTAGGAAATTGGATGGCTAAAATATATTTTGATAGCAACAGTAAAGATGTAGAGGAAGTATTTGAAACATTCACTCCTATGTTTATAAATTAAAGTTAGAAAAGTAACTTTTAACTTTTAATATACTTTTAAAGAAAACTTTTCATAACTTGTGTAATTAATATAAATGTCTAAAAGAAAATACACTAAAAGGTCTGACTATTGGAACAAGTTTAAAGTTGAGCATGAGGCATCTCTTTCGGAAATGTTTGTGTCTCAAGCTTCTGAGAACTATGAGCCACAATTGATGGGTGAGCCTTTTTATGCTTATGAATCAAAGGCTTATTCTAGATCTTCATTGAATGACAACAACGCTTTATCAAGAAGAAATCAGGCCGCTATAGGGCCGAAAGTATTTGGTTACGCAAACATTAGAGCAGGAATGTTACCATACGATTATGGTATTGATGGCGTTAATGTTAGAGATGCTATTGAGCTTTGTCAAAAGGCTTATTGCAATATTGCTATATTTAGGAATTCTATAGACATGATGTCGGATTTCGCTAATTCTACTTTATACTTAGAAGGAGGGAGCGTTAAGTCTCAAAATTTTGTAAAATCTTGGTTTAAGAAAATAAAAATCTGGAACCTCAAAGACCAATTCTTTCGTGAATTTTACAGAAGCGGAAATGTTTTTCTTTACACTATTAATGGTAAATTTAATTTAGATGACTTCGCTAAAATTAGAGATTTAGGTATTCTTGGTAAAGTTAATAAAATACCTATCAGATACATATTATTAAATCCATTTGATATGGCGGCTAAAAGATCAACTTCTTTTGAAAATGGATTGTATGAAAAAATTCTTAGTGAATACGAATTAGAAAGATTACAAAATCCTAAGACTGATGAAGATAAAGAGTTATTCAATTCTTTAACTACTGAAATGCAAACAAAGATCAAAAAGGGCGGCTATTATACTGACGGAATGAAAGTGGCCCTTGATCCTAAAAAGCTTCGTTATGCTTTTTATAAAAAACAAGATTACGAGCCATTTGGCGTACCGTTTGGATTTGGAGTTTTAGATGATATAAACTTCAAAATGGAGATGAAGAAAATTGATCAATCAATTTGCAGAACAATTGAGAATGTTGTGTTGTTGATCACTATGGGTACTGCGCCCAAAGATGGAGGTATAAACCCTAGAAATATAGGGGCTATGCAGAAATTATTCCAAAACCAAAGTGTTGGTAGGGTTTTAGTGAGTGATTATACAACTAAAGCAGAATTTATTATTCCAGATTTACAAAAAGTTATTGGCCCATCTAAGTATGAGGTAGTAAATCAAGACATTAAAGAAGGTTTGCAAAACATTATCTTAAATCAAGAAAAATTTGCTAGTACCGAAATAAAAGCTCAAATGTTTTTGCAGAGGTTGAATGAAGCAAGAGATGCATTTTTAAATGAATTTTTACAACCAGAAATCAAACAGTTGTGTAAGAATTTTGGTTTAAGAGATGTGCCAGTAGCTAAGTTTGAAACTATAGACCTTAAAGATTCTGCTCAAGTTCAAAGAGTTATTACTCGTATGATGGAACTTGGTATTCTGCCCCCAGAAGAAGGTATCAAAGTCATTGAAACCGGGGTATTTCCTAAAGAAAACGAGCTAAGAAGAGCGCAAGAGAGATTTATTGAAGATCGTAAAAAAGGTTTTTATAACCCTATAGTTGGCGGAATTCCTTTTTACGAAGGAGATGAGGAAGAAGAAAGAGTGGAAACTAAAGTTACTGTTGCTCCTCGTCAATCTGGTAGACCTGTCGGCGCAAAATCTTTCGCTAAAGGTAAATATTCTGTAGACGCAATAAAACAAACAGTAGATAAAACTGTTGAATTGTATAATATATTATTATCTGAAGCAAAAAAACTTTATAAAAAGAAAAGATTAAATAAAGATCAAAAAGAAGTTTTGGCTAGAGTTTGCGAATCAATAGTGGTTGGGTGTGAGCATTCGGAATGGGAGCAAAAAGCCATAGATTGCCTACATGACAATAAAAAAATGTTAGAAATCGGCATTTTAGAGGGCGTAAACAAAGTGAGTAGTGAACATGTTTTAGATTCTTACGCATCAGGAATTTTATATCATAGCAATAAAATTTCTTTTTAGTTGATAAATAGTGTATTTTATATTAAATGAACCAAAAACAAAAAAAGTATAAATACAAAACGCAGTTTAATTTTAGTATCTATGCTACTAATGACTTAGAAAATGATCTAAGTATTAGTCTTGCTTCTTTAGAAAACTTAAAGCCTTTGATACCTAAATCAGTAGATTTAAAAAGGAATATTGATTTAGTTGGTGTCGCTTTTAATGCTGCAGTAGTTAATAAATTTAATAAAAACGGAGATGGTATTGATTCTCAAATCGCAACAGAGATCGTTAAATACTTTGTAAATAAACCTACAAACATTGAACACAAAAAAGAAAAGGTTGTGGGTCATATTGTAAATGCGGGATTTACGGATTTAGAAAATTCAAAGATTTTAACTTCTAATGAAGCGTTAGGAAAAACAGAAGCGTACTTTTTATCTTTGGCTGCTGTTGTTTATAAAACTGTTAATCCAGATTTCGCTAATGCACTCCTTCAAACAACAGATCCTGAGAGCCATTTATTCAAAGCTATATCTGCAAGTTGGGAGCTTGGCTTCAATGATTATAGTATAGCTGTTGGATCTCAAGACTTAAACGAAGCTGAAATAATATCAGATCCACAAGAGGTTGAAAAGTTTAAGCATTATTTAAAAAGTTTCGGCGGTTCAGGTAAATTAGAAAACGGAGACCCAGTTTATCGTTTGGTTACAGGTGAAGTTTTTCCTTTAGGTATAGGTTTCACCTCAAATCCTGCCGCGAATGTCAAAGGAATTTATATCGAAAAAAACGAAGATATAAAAATTAAAAAAGAAGATAAGTCTTCTGAGCGAAATCAAAAACAAGAAATTGTTGATGATAATAACCTAAAAATTTCACAAAACAGTGAAAATGATGTAAAATCACATAACAGTATATCTATCATGAATATAACAGAAATCACAAATGAGTTCGCAAAAATTCTTGATAGCAAGCTTTCCGAGAAAGCTGAATTCTCTCAAGAGGCTGTTGCTAGCATATCTTCTTTTGTCGCTGACAAAATTAGAGAAAAAGATGTCGAGTTCCAAAAGGAACGTGAAGAGATCGAGCAGCAAAAAGCTTTGGCAGCAGAAGAGGCGGAACAGGCAAAAGCTTCTATCGTAGAATTACAAGATCAATTAAAAGAAGCACAAGAGAAAATTAATTCTCTTGAGTCTACTATGGCTGCTGCTAAGGCAGAAGAACTGTTTAACAGTAGAATGGAAGCTTTAGATGAAGCTTTTGATCTCAGCGATGCTGACCGCGCTGTCATTGCCAAAGAGGTTCAATCTTTGGATAGCGCCGAAGCTTCATTTGATTCTTACCAAGATAAACTTAACACTCTTCTCCACCATAAGAGCAAAGCTTTTAAGTTGGAGCAGGAAAAAGTTATCAGCGAAAGAGTTGAAACTGAGGTTGAGAAAAGAATCGCTTCTTTGGAAACCAAAGAAGAAAGCGCACCTGCTGCGCAAACAGTGGAAACGGCTGAAGCTTCAGACGCAGATGTTGAAGAGGCTTTAGATCGTGTGGAGGCTTCAGAAGAAGCTCCCATAAACAATAATGGAGCTTCTGCACACAAAGAGTCTCTTCTAGAGAAATTTAGCAAAGCTTTTAACAAAGACAACATTCAAATTAAATACTAACCATGGCACTTAGATTATTACCTTTCAGACAATATTCTGACAACGATGTAGTCAACTTGTTTGCAAACCAGACAGTTGACTCTGCGCCTAGCACTAACGGAAACGGTAGCGCTGGAGTGATGGTCAAAGTATTAAGCGGAAACCTCAATAAAGATGTTATTGATTTCATCGATAGCAGCTACCTTGGAAAAACTGACTACCCATTTTTGGGTGCTGACCAGTATCCTACGGTTCCTTTGAGAGTCACAGCCGCCACCGCAGACGCTTCTGTCTTAGGTGTTACTTTGAGACAAACTTTAGAAACTGACGAAAACGGAGAAAAACTCATCTACAATCCTATTAAGCGTGATGAGTTACAGGCTGTTCTTAGCGGACAGGCTGTTCCTGTAGCAACCAAAGGTTTATTTACCTTCTCTGAAGATGCTTATGAGAAGGATTCAAACTTTGCTCCCGGTAATCTCGCTGTTATCTCCGCAAACGCTGGCAAGCTTTCTGGTGTCGCATGGGCGAACACCTCAGGTGAAACCATTGTCGGGACCATTTTAGGAACTGGAAACAGAACTTCCCAGAATGGTCAGTCTGATCAATTCGCAGGTACTGGCACCGCTCAGTATGCGCTTGTTCAGTTGGATTGTTCAATTAGTAACACTTACACTGCTTAATAAGTAGAAAGGATTTATAGAAATGAATATTACTCTTAAAAGAACCGATGAACAAGTTGAATTAGTTAAGGCTATGGCTTCTCGCAACAGAGATGTTGCTTACTCAGCTCAGGTTGCCTTGGCAGAATTCATTGGTCCAGTTTTAGCAGAGGTTATCAACAACGCTCCTACGATTAGTAACTTGTTTACTTCTCTTCAGTACAACGCTGATGACAACCCTTCTATTCCTTTGGATCTTTATCACGACATTTTCGACGAGGATTATATCAAGGTTTACAGTCAGTCTGTTGCTGGTGGTCTTCCTACCAACTATGTGCAGCCAACTGCTGCTGAGTTGAAGTTTACCACTTACACCTTGGATTCTGCTGTTTCTTTTGATCGCAGATACGCTTCTCGTTCTCGTTTAGATGTAGTTGGAAAAACTTTCACCAGAGTCGCACAGGAAGTTTTATTGAAGCAGGAAAGAACTTCTGCTAACTTGGTTTTCACTGCTGCTGCTAACGCTGCAACTGGAAATGATTCTTACACTGCAAAGAATCGTCACATCTTCCGTACAGCTCAGGCTAACAGATTGTTATTGGATGACTTGAATAAGTTGTTCACAAAAGCTAAGAGAATCAATGCTTCTTTTGTTGGAGGTACTCCTACTGGCGCTCGCCGTGGAATCACTGATTTATTAGTTTCCCCTGAAGTTGTGGAGCAGATTCGTGCAATGGCTTACAACCCAATCAATACTTTAGCACCTAATGGTGCTGCTGTTGGAGCTACCTCTCAGCCTATCGCTTTGAGTGAGAATGTTAGATCTCAGATCTTCTCTCAGTCTGGCTTAACTGAGTTTTATGGTGTCGCCATCATGGAAGTATTGGAAATGGGCATCGGCAAGAGATTCAACAGTATCTTCGGTACTGTTGCAGGATCTACCGATTACTTAAACCACGGTTCTACCTCCGCATCCAGTGCTTTCACTGCTGCAAGTGAAGAAGTTATCATTGGTCTTGACCGTAGCCGTGACGCAATGGTTCGTGCTATTGCTGTTGATTCTGACACTGGTTCTGAATTCAACTTAGTGGCTGACGATCAGTTCTCTGCTAGACAGCAGCGCATTGGTTACTACGGAGCTTTGGAAGAGGGCCGCATGGTTCTCGACAACAGAGCTTTAGTTGGTTTAATCATGTAATTATACTGCTAAAATTCATTATGAATGCCTCGCCTCCATTTGGGGGCGAGGTTTTTTATTGAAAAACTCAAATAAAAATTATTATATAAAAATATGGCTCAACGTAAAAAGAAAACTAAGCAAAAGGTTACTAGCCCTGATCAGCTTGAAAATTTTTCAAGCGGCAAGATAGAAGACGAAGCAATTCAAAAAACTAAAGAGCTAGAAGAAATGATGGGCATTAAGTCGGTAAACCATTTTGGGACTAATGATCCTGATGTTTTTGAAGAAAAAATGAAAGACTGTAACTTGGCAGATCTTCAAAGATTATGTCAGAAGGTTGGTATTTTTCCTAGTCATGACAAAGCGAGGTTAAAGGAGCAACTAAGGCAAGCGTTCAGGAGAACAACAAAAGGGGCTAGAAGCATAGTTCTTCAGCAAGAGATGGATATTATGAATCCTGATCACCCTGATCATGAAAAAGTCAAAAGGCTCATTTCAGATGGATTTTAAGTTGGTTAAATAGGGTTTAGCGGATGTTTAACCTATCTTGCAGGGATACTGTAAACCAACTAAATTTAACAACAAAAAAGCCCCCTTTCGGGGGCTTTTCTTTTTTATGTTGATTGTTTATGTCGAAGGTGTAATTCCTGCAACCAATTGGCTCAGTTTATTTTCACCCAGAGGGTATGATCTTATGCACCTAAATAAGTTATAGCTTCCATTCATTATAAGGCCACTATTGGTATCATTGGCCCCGCCGATTTGAAATGAAAACGTCAAATCTGCTGTTTGGTTATCTCCAATAGCATTAGAAATACTTTGGCTTTCTAGTCTCGCTCCTTTGATTTGGAATTGAATGTCGAAGGCTCCAGCTCCTGTTATAGCAGATCCAGTAGCTGGGTTACAAGCATACAGGCTCAATGTCATGTCTAGAGTCTGAGTATCACAGAGCTTATGGAATAAGTTGATTTTATTATACTCAGAAACAATCGTTGATATGGTTACTTCTCCGTTCAATGGTAAATCTATTACTCTAGCGTAGCCGAAAGTATTTCCAAGCCTACCTAATACAGTGCGAGACATGGGGACACTTAAAGTGAAGCTTTGTATATGAGCTTTTCCGTCTCCGTCAGTGACAATGATACCGTCAGTAGAATTTGGGAGAGTTAAAGTAATATCGCCCGGACGTAATGCTGAAGGTGTTCCATTTGTACCTGTAGTATTGATTGCAAGCGTATCGTTAGCATTTTCTTCACCTTGTATGATAAACTGAGGGACGCTACTCTCAGTGGTTGCATCACCTGTCGAATAACTGCCTTCAGATGTTACAGAAGGCACGAATCTGGCATAATGGTTAGAATTAGTAGGATCTGCTTGTGTAACAACGCCGCCTGATATCACGTCGTTCACGTTAATATTAAACGCTTCAACTGTGACGCTAGCAGTAGGAATTGCTCCTACAGCAGCTTCTACAGTGTAGTCTGTAATAAAACCGTTGCCGATGCCAATAACATTGAAGATTCCGCTTGATTGCACCTTATCTGCCCCGTGCACATCAATACCTTCTTCACTTGTAAGGATGAAATAATTATTTCCTTGACTATCTTCTATCAATCCAGATAAAGCGCTAATCCCAGTGTAGCAGGCGTCGCTAGAATTATACAAGGCCGCATCCCTATTTGCTATTTTGTTAGTGGGTATATTGAAACCCATTTTTCTTTCGTTCCCTCCGTCAGTTAAATAATAACTAAAATCCAAACCAACAGTAGGCGACTCCATTGCTATAGAATCAATTCTAGCTAATTTGCCGAATTCATTAATATCAGTTCTATTGATAGTAAAATTGAAATTAGCATTTTGTACTCTTGAAATGGGCATTGTTAAAGATCTTAAATTGTAATTATTTGTAAGATCACCGATACCTGAAATATTACTCCATGTTTCGTTTGCGGTTACATCGTCACCACCATTACTTTCTTGAAGACAGCAACCAGTTGAACCGGGGGTAATAAACAGCGCCTCGCTTTGATAAATTATTCTGTTTCTTGCCATTTTATATTCTTTCTATTTTAAATTTGATGTTTATTTTATGGTTCTGCAATAGTGTAAGACCCATCTAGAGCTTTATTTTTACCTAATGGGTAGAATGGTAGTGTTCTAAATAGTGGGTAGCTTCCATACATAAATACACCGTTATTTTGATCTTTTGCCCCGCCAACTTGACAACTAAAAGTCATATCAACAGTCTCATTATCCCCAATGGCATTAGAAAAGGTTTCGCTGTCTAATCTAGCATTTTTAATTTCAAATTTAATTTTACTAGACCCCGGTAAACCTGTAGCAGGATTACAATTATATAAATCCAAGGTGAATGTATGGGTTTGGGTATGGCATAAATTATTGTACAAGTTAAATGCATTATTGAGCTCAGAAACAATTGCAGAAATAGAAACCTCAATATTTAAAGGTAAATCTATAACTCTAGCATAACCAAATGTATTGCCAAGCCTTTGTAAAACTGTTCTAGACATTGGAATAGAGATGCTCATACTTTGGATATGTGCAACTCCATCTCCTGCTAAATCTGTTATGCCATCATAATCTCCAGATGCACCTATAGTTAAAGTAATATCTCCGGGCCTTAATGCTGTTACACTCCCAGTTCCAGAGATATTTAGAGGTTGTCCTACTGGCTCAGTACCTTGAATAAAGTATTCTTGAGTTGAGTTAACAGTGCCATCGCTAATATTAATCCAAGGGGAAATAGGTGATGTGCTAGCGTCTCCTGATGCTCTATCTTCTACTTTGATATTAAAAGCTTCAACAGTTACAGAGGCAGTAGGAATAGATCCAACCGCAGCTTCAACAGTGTAGTCAGATATAAAGCCATTTCCAATTGAAACAATATCGTATTCAGTAGCAGTATTAGCTGATGTTACTGAGTTAGCTTGAACGTCTTTACCTTCTTTAGTTACAAGGATGAAAAAGTTATTTCCTTGAGTATCCTCAATTAATCCAGATAATGCGCTGTACCCTGATAAAGCTAAATCACCTGTACTGTAAGGAGTGCTTGTATCCGCTCTACCTCCATCGTAACCATCTAATTCAGACGTTGGTATATTAAATCCTAGTTTTCTTTCATTACCTCCATCAGTTAGATAGTAATTAAAATCCAACCCAACAGTCGGAGATTCCATCGCTATAGAGTCTAATCTTGCTAACTTACCGAATTCATTAATATCTGTTCTATTAATTGTAAAATTAAAATTAGCAGATTGAATTCTTTCCAGCGGCATAGTTAAAGACCTCAATTTAGGTCCACTAGTGTAATCGGGAGTTTCCCATTCTGTAATACCAGTCCAATATGTAAAACCGTGATCATCTAATACGCTTGGGGTATCATCTAAACCTTGACCCGCTTTTTGCAAATGATAACCAGTTGAGCTGGGAGAAACAAAAAGAGCTTCACTTTGATAAATTATTCTATTTCTTGCCATAATGTTTTAGGTGTTAAATTTACAATAATTTACAACTTTTGGTTAAATTTGAGAAATTTTATATTTATAATCTAGGAAATCGATACTTATGGATTTCAAAATCTATAAATCCAACATACAAAGAAGGTTCTAAAACTTTTTTAATTCTATCAGAAAATTTAGATACCATAGTGTTATCTATTAAATATATATCATTTGGATAATTGTTCGCTAGCCCTGTATAATTATATCCGTTAGGGTATTGTGCTGTTTTGATGTCGCCGTATTCGTTTAATGGGACCCCTGTAAATGGAACATTAGCAAACACTTCTTTATTTGAATCATTGAATATAGAGAGTATGCCGTCTAACTCATACATATTTTCTGCAAATACTACAGCTTTACCTTGAGCTATAGTGTTATCTTCTCCGCCTAAAGCAAAAGGTTGGTTGTTTAAACTTTCTATAGATAAAAATGCAGCAGGCGTTACTTGATCGTAAGGTTTTATATTTGTAAGCGTTCTAGTATACCTGCTGTTACTTTCATATTTACCTTCTAATATTAATTGTTCTTCGTTTTGATTTGATATATAAGTATTAAAGTTTTTGACGCTATAAGTGCCACTAATATTTGTTCCAGTGGGAAACCCTTCGTCGAACAATACTCTTCCGTTATCATAATCTATTATTAAGCCACTTACACCTCTTGTGTATTCTATGCCATCGCCACTGACAGACTCTATTACAATAGCGTTATCGATAGATTTATCAGAAACAAACTGTTTATAAGGGCTACCGAAAACAACTTTATCAGGAAACCTTGTGTCAGAATAATAATAAAAATCGCTAGTAAAAGTTTCGTAAGCTTCGCCTTTTCTCATTAAATATGAGTCGAACCATAAATAAAAACTGCTAAGTAGTTGGTGCTGAAAAACTGGTTTCATTTCGTGTATCTATCTTCTAAATTTTTTATATTTTTATAATATTCATTCAGTAAAACGCTCAAATAACTTGTATTTGTGAATTTACCTGACCTGATTTTTCTTTTAGTTTGTATACCTTCTCCAGAGCGTGATTCTGGGTGTTCAGACGTTATATACATGCCGAAGCCTGATAATCCTGTTTCCATGGCTTTAACCCATGATCTTCCCCTTGCCCAAGGTAAAGGAGTAGCTTTATATATCTCTTCTTTTGTTGGTACGTCTATTTTAACATCTGTATAACCATTTCTGCTGACAATTTTAATTTCGTATTCCATCAGTATAGCTTTTAAAACTTTTATAGGTTTTTCGTCTTCATAAAACCCAATAAAACCAAACAAATTTGAATACCCCTTTAAAGTGCCGCTAAGATTGTAGCCACTAGGACCCATATCTATTTCTCTTGATATTGGGTGATTTAAAAAACTTTGTATGAATTTATTGCGAACTGAGCCCATAGCTTTTTCGACCCTAGTTCTAACTACTTTTTTCCACTCTGCTGTTAAATGCACTTTATTAAGCTCTGGTATTACATAGAGCTTCATCAAATTTCTTTTTCTGTAAGTGATTGATGCCATTACTGAGATGATTTAACGAAAAATGTATAAAATTGAACATCAAATAAGCCATGCCCACGAAAATCGCTATCAACAAAGTAAACACCATTGTCGAACTGTAACCTTAAACAATCTTTAACTGTAGCATAATCATCAGCTTTAATTTTAAGCCTTATTTTTCCTTCTTGCATTTTAATCTTTAACTGAGAATCTGCTTCAGAATCTGAAAAGTAATCCTCATCGTAAGATTTATTATACATAATTCTGGCATATATTTGGAAAGATTGAGGTGTATAAGTAATGCTTGTTGTAGCTCCAGCGTTTCCGTAAATTGAGTTGAAAGATGTACTTGGGGTAGAAACAGTTTCTTTCGCTCTTTTATAAACAGTGACTAGCCTAGCAAAAGTATCATGCTGATCATTCATTATACTATTTAATGCGCTTTTTTCTGTTGATGTTAGTAAGCTTGACATACAAAAATATTATACACTTTTTAAAGTTTTTTTAGAAAATTGACGTATTTTATTTAATATTTATAATTATATGTTTAAACAAATTTATTCATTCACAATTCAAAGCGAAAAAGAGGTTGAAAAGATCACCAAAGAAATCATGAAAAATGATGAAGGTGTTGAAGAGGAGGTCGAAGTTAAGAAAAAGGTCAAAGAGGACTACCCGATTGAATTCTTAATAAAAAAACCCTCTAGAAGAGAATTGGAAGAAGCTGATACTGAATTCTCTATCGCTATGAGTCAATCTGTCAAAAAGGGCATTCTGACAAAAGCGATGCTAGCTAAAAAGTATGCAGATTCTGGAGGAGCATTAACGGAGAGTGATGCCAATGAATTATTGGATAATTATAAAAAGTTGAACCAATTTGAGCAAGACCTTACTAAGATGGGCATTCAGGGTTATGATGAAAAAGACCCAGAAGTTCAAGAAAAACTTAAAAAGTTAAATTCTGATATGGTAGAGGTCCGCAAAAAAATAATTGATTTAGAGTCAAATTATCAAACCCTATTTACTCATACCGCAGACATCAAAGCTCAACAAACTATTGTTTTATGGTACGTATTATTTTTGACATATTTTAAAACGAACGAAGAAGACAAGCCAAAGATTTACTTTCAGGGAGAGACTTTTCAGCAAAAATTAGATAATTACTATGAAAAAGATGAAGCTAGTGATGAAATTTTCCATAAAGTAGCGGATAAAATTACAACGATCATTAGTTATTGGTATTTTAGTGGTAATGATTTTGATAGGGAGCACTTGTCTTCTATCATTCAGGAAGAATAATGAAAGATGAAGATCTTAATTATAGGGAAATTTTTAGAGATATAGCTTTTGGTTACTCTGAGATATTTTTCAAAAAAGAAAAGATATATATCAAGCATTTATCTGTATTCGATCAAATCAATGTAGAGTCTTTAAAAAAAGAATTTTACGATTTTGCCAAACAAAGAGGGCTTCCTAATGAAGAGGAGGCCCTTAATGTTTTAAGAGAAAATGATATTTGGACAGAGAAAGATGATCAAAATATAAAAGAGAAAAAAGCTTTTTTAGAAAGCTTAGACACTACTAAAAAAAATTTATATCTTCCTTCGGATATTCAAAATATAAATAAACAAATAGAAGACGCAAAAAAAGATTACGACAAGGTTCTTTTAAAAAAAATCCAAGTAGTTGGTGAAACTTGTGAAACTTATACTGATCGAAGAGTTTCAGAGCATTATATTTTAATGTCTTTTTATAAAGAAAGTTCCCTTATAAATAGAAAATTTTCTAATCAGGATATCGATGAATTAGAGAGGCAAGACATTTTTGATTTAGTGATGGGTTATAATCTTAAATATAATTCATTTGATGATCATAATATACAAAAGGTTATATTGGAAGATTTTTTTGGAATGTATATGCCGTTTTGCGAAGATGTTAGAAACTTTTACGATAAACCTTTATTTGAGTTATCAACTAACCAAGTTAAACTGATTGTTTATTCTAGAATGTTTAAAAATATTTTTGAGAATTACCCCAAAATACCTGATCAGATCAAAAAAGACCCTGATAAAATCATTGATTACGTCAACAGCCAAGAAAAAGCAAAAAGCACATTAAAGAATGTTGACAAACAAGGTGCGTCTACAATCGTCGGAGCTAAGCAGCAAGATTACGAAGATCTAGGCGTTGCAAAAAACCAATCTCATTCATTATCTGACATGTTAAAACAACATGGCGGCAAAATGGACATGAAAGATTTAATGAAAGCGATGAATAAATGATATTTTAGCGTAAAAAAGTGTATATCTTTTGAAAATATGGCTATTAATATCCCTGCGAATATCAACCTGCAAGTCAG